CTGTTAGGTCGCTGCAAGATTGCGGTGGCAACTGAAGATTCAGACACCGTAGATATTGCACACCATAAAAACGCTACAGCTCCCAACCTTATCCATTCATTAGATGCAAGCCTGCTCCATCTCACAGCACTACGTTTCAGAGCACCGCTGGCCCTCATACACGACTCGGTGCTCGCTCGTGCTGTCGATATGGGTCAGCTATCGGATCTTGTCCGGCAAACATATATGGAATTGTTCGCTGATCGAACCTACTTAAAAGAGTGGGCAGAGCAGATCGGCGCACAGACTGAACCGCCAATCATTGGCGACCTTGAACCCGAAAGGGTAATTGAATCAACTTATTTTTTCTGTTAATGGCGAAAACCACCTTCGTAACTAAAGAGCCTGTTGTCCTTGAGGGCTTTCAGGCTGTACTGAAACCTTCCCAATATGGCTACTCCCTATCTGCTGTCGTTGACGCAGACATGGTGGGCAAGCTTGAGGATGATCGAGTAGAAACCCTTAAGTGGGCTGAGTCAAAACTCAAGAACCCAAAGCGTTCTGTCCTGCGGCCTGAGCCCTGGGAAGAGGTGTCTGAGGGTAAATTTAAAGTCAAGTTCTCCTGGAATGAGGAGACCAAACCACCTGTTGTAGATACTGAGGGTTCACCTGTCGTTGATAACGGCACGCCTCTTTACTCTGGATCGAAAGTCAAGCTGGCTTTCTACCAAAAGCCTTACATCCTCAAGGATGGTGTCACCTATGGCACGTCACTGAAGCTGCAAGGTATTCAAGTTGTCACGCTTAGCAGCTCTGCTGGTGTTGACACTGGCGACCTGAGCGATAGCGATGTTGCAGAACTTTTTGGCAAAACACAAGGATTTAAAGCAGGTGACCCAAACATCACACCCACCCCTGATGCAGGAGAAGACGACGATTTCTGAGAGTACAACGATTTCGACGAACAATACGATTACTGGATCAGGAAAACATACGCAAATGAACGCTGACGTAAACATCACTAAAGACCCAGACCTTGGCCTCTGGGAGTGCCAGCTGACCATTCAGCTGCCGACAATCACAGTCACACGGCACAAGAAAGACAAATCTGACTTTCGTTATGAGATGAGCCGCGCCGTGACTGACGTGGTTGAACAGATCGTTGAGGGTCTGATTGAAGATGAGTGCTGATGGCATTCAGGTCCAAGCTGGAGGAGAGGGTCGCTGATCTTCTCTCCAACCTTGGGGTGTCTTATGAGTACGAAAGTATAAAGATACCTTATGTAATTCAGCATACATATACGCCTGACTTTTGCTTACCTAATGGTATTTGGTTAGAGACCAAAGGTTATTGGGACAGCAAAGATCGTAAGAAGATCTTGGAAGTAATCAAACAGAATCCTCTGGTTGATCTTCGCATGGTTTTCCAGGCTCCATACAACACGATCAGCAAGAAATCTAAAACAACCTACGCATCCTGGTGCGATCGCCACGGGATCAAGTGGGCGTCATATGCAACTATCCCAATCGAATGGCTCACCTGAGAGTGAGTTTATAAGGCACGAGCCTTGCGAACAGTGTGGTTCGTCAGACGGCAAAGCTGTCTATTCGGATCACACTCACTGTTTCGTCTGTCATCACCATGTCTTTGATGACGGCACATTTATCCACCAAGTAATGACTACCAATGTTGAACTACGAGGATCAGCCGGACGGCTGCAGAAACGAGGGATCTCAGAGCAGACCTGCGAAAAGTTCAAATGCTACAGAGAAGGAGAGAAACTACGCTTCCATTATTTCAGCAGTGACGGAGCGCTTCAAGGCGCAAAAATAAAGGGCAAAGACAAAACATTTACATGCGAAGGGAAGGTTAATTCACTGTATGGCATCCAGCTATTCAGACACAAAACCACCAACAAACAAAAGAAGATCGTTATCACCGAGGGAGAGATGGATTGTCTCTCTGTATGGGAAGCTCAACCGAACTGGGATGTCGTTTCCATACCCAACGGTGCACAATCAGCCAAGAAAGCGATCCAAAATAACTACGAATGGCTGAACCACTACGACAAGATTGTCCTCTTTTTTGATAACGATGAAGCGGGCCGTAAGGCTGCTGAAGACTGCGCTGGAGTGTTACCACCTGGCAAGGTTTACATCGGCCATACAGAGGACTATAAGGATGCCTCAGAGGCATTACAAGCAGGAGATTCAGAAGCTATCCGAGCCGTCTGTAACTACGACCATGTGTTGTACAGACCAGACGGAATTGTCGATGGCAAAACCCTGCTCGACTTAGTTACCCAACCTTCCAAACCTTGCGACCATGAATACCCATTTGCCGGATTACAACACCTCACTCACGGTGTCAGATACGGCGAGCTTGTCACTATTACTGCAGCAACTGGCGCTGGTAAGTCCTCGTTCTGTCGAGAACTTTGCACTCACTTCCTACAAAATGGCGAACGGGTTGGTTACCTGGCGCTTGAAGAAAGTAACCGACGAACCGCTCTCGGCTTGATGAGTTCAGCTGTTGGAAAACCATTGCACATAGGTGAACATGACAAAGCATCGCTTCAAGATGCATATGGCCGGACAATGGCTACTTGGGATCTTTATTTGTACGATGGTTTTGGTAGTTACGATCCTGATGTTATCTATAATCGCATTGAGTATCTGGCAAGCGGACTCGATTGCCGTATTGTTTTTCTGGATCATCTCTCTATCCTTCTTAGCGGTCTTGAAGGTGACGAGCGGCGAATGATCGACACAACAATGACTAAGTTAAGGTCATTGGTTGAACGCACTGGTATATCACTATTCCTTGTATCTCACTTACGTCGAACACAGACAGATCATAACCATGAAGAAGGAGCACGAGTTACGATTGGACAACTTAGAGGAAGTGCGAGCATTGCTCAACTTTCTGACGGAGTTATCGCACTCGAAAGGGATCAACAAAGTGGATCTGAACACGCTGCTACAACTATTAGAGTCCTCAAGAATAGATACTCTGGCGAAACAGGTGTTGCTGGACAACTGACATACGACTTGGAAACTTGCAAATTTACTGAATATGAAGCTGAACCCGATTTCAACCCGGCAACCGATTTCTAGTACAGATCTAGATCTTCGTAAGCCTCACCCACCTACGGCTGAAGCAGTTAAGAAAGCACAGTTCGTAGACAAAACATATAACTGGAAAAATGCTGGTGTTCGACCTGGAGACAAACGGTCTTCTAAATGATTTTACCCACATACATTGCCTTGCAATCTATGATTCTGAAACTAACGAAACCCTTGCGTATAACGACAGCGGCACTCAGCCACCGATCAGCGCAGGCGTTACAAGATTGGAGGAAGCAGATCGGATAGTCGGACACAACATCATTTCATTCGACATACCCTGTATTAAAAAGATCTATTCATTCTTTGATCCGCAAGGTGAGGTGATTGACACCCTCTTGTTGAGCAGGCTCTACCACCCAGGAATGCTGGGTATCGACAAGAAACATCAGTGGAAACATATGCCACTGCAGCTGTACGGGCGCCACTCATTGGAGTCCTACGGCTACAGGCTAGGTGAATACAAAGGAGGCTTTGCTAAGTCCACTGACTGGAAGGAGTGGAGCCAAGAAATGGAGGACTACTGCATACAGGACGTAAACGTAACCGTCAAATTATGCCAACACTTCCGCCCTTACCTGACTGGGTGCAACTAGAGCACACGGTCGCCCAATTAATGACAAAACAGGAGCTACATGGATGGTGTTTTAATGAACGCGCTGCATGGCAGCTTGCATCGGCTCTCCAAAAAGAGTTGGAAGAGACTAAAAAAGTACTACGCGAAAGGCACCCTTTCGTCGAAGGCGCGACGTTCAATCCTAAAAGAAATAACAAAACACAAGGATACTTTCAAGGCTGCGAGTCAGTCCGACTCAAAGAACTAAACCCCACATCGCGAGATCATATTGCATGGATCCTTTCCACATTCTATGGCTGGAAGCCGACCCAGAAGACAACTACTGGGAAGCCGGTTATAGACGAGACCATATTGATGGAGACTGCCTCAGGTGGGATCTCGATTGCCGCGGACTTCGCGAAGTGTCTCGATATTACGAAGAAATTGGGGATGATCTCGGAAGGCACGAACGCATGGCTCAAGCTTGCTACGACTGCTAATCGAGTTCATCACCACTGTTCAGTTGGGTGTGCGACATTCCGTATGTCACACAAGAACCCCAACCTTGCCCAAGTGCCGAGTGACTCAAGATTCAGAGAATTATTTATACCAACTCCGGGTCAAGTTATGGTCGGCGCTGATCTTGCTGGCATTGAGCTTCGCATGCTTGCTCACTATCTTGCCCGCTACGACAGCGGCAGATACGCAGAGATCTTGCTCAACGGAGACATACACCAAGTAAATGCCGATGCCATTGGTGTGTCAAGGAAACAAGTGAAGTCAATTTCGTATTGTTTTATCTATGGCGGAGGCGATATCAAATTAGGTAAGACTTATGACCCATCTCTCAGCGACGCTAGAGCTAAATCCAAAGGTAAAGAGATTCGCGCGGCATACATTGAAGCGATTCCTGGTCTTGATTCGC